GGTGGTGCCCTCGCTGGTCGCGGGGCTGATTTGTTTATCATTGATGACCCACACTCTGAGCAGGATGCTAAGCTTGGACGAGCTGATGTATTTAAGCCTGCTTGGGAGTGGTTTCAGTCTGGCCCTCTTCAACGTCTTATGCCAGGTGGTGCGATAATTGTAGTGATGACAAGATGGTCTAAACTTGATTTAACAGGTGAGATTATTAATCAAATGGTAAAGAATGAAGAAGTAGATGATTGGGAAGTAGTAGAGTTTCCAGCAATCATTGAGGATAAACAAGGTGAATTAGCATCACTATGGCCTGAGTTCTGGCCTTTAAATGAATTGCTCTCTAAGAAAGCAGCGTTAGATGTTAGGTATTGGAACTCACAATACATGCAGAATCCTGTATCAGAAGAAGGAGCGCTGATTAAAAGAGAGTGGTGGAAGATATGGGAAAAAGAAGATCCTCCACAATGTGAATTTACTATTATGACATTAGACGCGGCTCAAGAAGCTAATACACGTGCTGACTATAATGCACTATTAACTTGGGGCGTATTCTTTAATGAAGAAGTCAACAACTATAATATAATACTATTAAATGCAATTAAAAAACGTTTAGAATTTCCAGATTTAAAAGAACTTGTTTTAGAAGAGTATAAGGAATGGGAACCTGATTCGTTTATCGTAGAAAAGAAATCTAACGGTGCAGCTCTATATCAAGAGTTTAGAAGAATGGGTGTACCTGTTAGTGAATTCACGCCTGGAAAGGGTCAAGACAAGATATCGCGCGTAAATGCAGTGTCAGACCTCTTTAGAAGTGGTATAGTATGGGCTCCAGACAGACGTTGGGCAAAAGAAGTTATAGAAGAATGTAATGACTTTCCAAGTGGTGCTAATGATGACTTAGTCGATGCAACCACTATGGCACTTATGCGCTATAGACAAGGCGGATTTGTAAGATTACCTAATGATGAACCTGAAGATATAGTAGGGTATAGATCAAATAAGAATAAGCTGTACTTAGTATAAGGAATAAATTATGGCAATAGAAAAAAGTTTAAGTCAAGCTCCTCAAGGTTTAGAAGAGTTAGCAGATACCCAACCTGATTTAAGTATTGAAATTGAAAACCCAGATTCTGTGACACTAGATGATGGTAGTATGGAAATTACTATTGAACCAGGTAAAGAAGTTGATGATGAATTTAATGCTAACTTAGCAGAAGACTTAGATGAAGGCGCACTTACTGAATTATCTGGTGATTTAATTGGTGAGTATGATGCTGATATTAATTCAAGAAAAGATTGGCTTACTACTTATGTAGATGGTCTTGAACTATTAGGTTTAAAAGTAGAAGATAGAACAGAACCATGGCCAGGTGCATGCAATGTGTACCACCCTCTTATGACAGAAGCACTTGTCAAATTCCAAGCCGAAACTATGATGGAAACATTTCCAGCAGCAGGTCCAGTCAAAACACAAATCATTGGTAAACAAACAAGAGAAAAAGAAGACGCAGCTGAACGTGTAAAAGATGATATGAATTATCAACTCACGGATATGATGCCTGAATATAGACCTGAACATGAAAGAATGTTATGGGGACTAGGTTTAGCTGGTAATGCATTTAAGAAAGTTTATTTTGATCCATCTTTAGATAGACAAGTTTCAATGTATGTTCCTGCAGAAGACATGGTAATTCCATACGGTGCATCTAGTTTACAAACAGCTGAACGTGTAACTCATGTGATGCGTAAAACAAAAAATGAATTACGTAAATTACAAGTAGCAGGATTCTATCGTGATGTAGACTTAGGTGAGCCATTTATTGATATAGATGAAGCAGAGAAAAAGATTGCAGAAAAGTTAGGATTTAATCCATCAGAAGATGACAGATTTAAAATCTTAGAAATGCATGTTAATTTAGATTTAGAAAATGGTGATTCTGAAGATGGTATTGCATTACCTTATGTTGTAACGATTGAAAAAGGATCCGGTACAATTTTATCGATTCGTCGTAATTGGAATCCTGATGATGACTTAAAAGCTAAACGTCAACACTTTGTACATTATGGTTATATCCCTGGTTTTGGATTTTATTGCTTTGGTTTAATTCATTTGATTGGTGCTTTTGCTAAATCAGGTACAATGATTCTACGTCAATTAGTAGATGCAGGTACATTAGCAAACTTACCAGGTGGATTAAAATCTAGAGGTCTACGTATTAAAGGAGATGATACTCCTATTGCTCCAGGGGAATGGCGTGATGTAGACGTACCATCAGGTGCAGTACGTGATAACATTTTACCTCTACCTTATAAAGAACCATCTCAAGTTCTTAATCAATTAATGAACCAAATTGTAGAAGAAGGTAGACGTTTTGCTTCAGCTGCTGATATGAAAGTATCAGATATGTCTTCTAATTCTCCAGTAGGTACAACACTAGCAATTCTAGAAAGAACTCTCAAAGTAATGAGTGCAGTTCAAGCTCGTATTCATTATGCAATGAAACAAGAATTTAAGTTATTAGCGGGTATTATTCGTGATTACACACCTAAAGATTATTCATATGACCCTGAAGTAGGTGATAGAAAAGCTAAACAATCTGATTATGATTGTTGTCAAGTTATTCCTGTATCAGATCCAAATGCAGCAACCATGTCACAAAAGGTTGTACAGTATCAAGCTGTAATGCAAATGGCACAAGCTAATCCACAAATTTATGATTTACCAGAACTTAATCGTCAGATGTTAGAAGTATTAGGTGTTAAGAATATTGGTAAGCTTATTCCAACAGCAGAAGATCAAAAACCAAAAGATCCTGTAGCTGAGAATATGGCTATTATGAATGGTAAACCTGTAAAAGCATTTATTTACCAAGACCATGAAGCTCATATTAAAGTACATATGGGTGCTATGAATGATCCTAAAATTGCACAACTTATGGCACAAAATCCTAAAGCACAATTAATTCAAGCTGCTGCACTAGCACATATTAATGAACATATTGCTTTTGAATATAGAAAACAGATTGAAGAACAAGCTGGTGTTGATTTACCTGCACCAGATGATCAATTACCAGAAGATATGGAAGTTGAAATTTCTAGGCTGGCTGCTAAAGCTGCAGATCAATTGTTACAAAAAAATCAAGCTGAAGTTGCTCAACAACAAGCTCAAGCTCAACAGCAAGATCCTATTGTTCAAATGCAACAACAAGAGTTACAACTTAAAGCACAAGAAGTTCAAATTAAAGCTCAAAAAACTCAAGCAGATATCCAACTTGATCAAGCTAAACTTGAACTTGAAAAAGCTAAGATTGAATCTCAAGAAAGAATTGAAGGTGCACGTATTGGAGCTAAAACAGTTTTTGATAAAGAAAAACTACAAGCAGATCAATTAGCAGAAGGTACTCGTTTAGGTATGGAAAACATATATAGAAATAAAGATTTAGAAATTAAGAATCAACAAACTAAAAGGAATACAGAACAACCTAAGGAGTAACACATGGACTTAACGCTAGAGCTATTACTGTCTCGAATAGCTGATAGACGCAAAACAGTAGAATTAGGAATTATTGATGGAGCATCGAAAGATTTCTCTCAGTATCAACATTCAGTAGGGTTAATACAAGGTCTTGCTACTGCTGAATCAATTATAAAAGACTTTGCAAAAACGATGGAGACATTTGACGATGAGTGACATACTCACAATGAATCAAAGTTTGGTTGATGCTAATGGTCGACCAATTGTGATTCCAACAGTAGATGAAGTAAGTGCAGAAGATATACCGATTGAAGAAAGAGGTTTACAACTTCCAGACCCAAAAGGCTATAGAATTTTATGTGCAATTCCTGAAGCAGCTGAGACATACGAAAGTGGTTTAGTTAAAGCAGGTTCTGTTAGATCTATAGAAGAACATTCAACTGTAGTTTTATTTGTAGTAAAAGTAGGTGATTTAGCTTATAAAGATGAATCAAGATTTCCTACTGGTCCATGGTGTAAAGAGGGTGATTTTGTTTTGACACGTGCATACGCAGGTACAAGATTTAAAATCCACGGAAGAGAATTCCGCATTATTAACGACGATACCGTTGAGGGTGTAGTTCAAGACCCACGCGGATATACACGCGCATAGGAGAAATATATGGCTGAAGTAAAAGACGGTGATATTATTTTTGAATATCCTGATGATTTAGATAATACTGAGTCCCAGGTTACCACTGATAATAATGATCTGGAAGTAAAAGTCAAGCAAAAAGAAAAAAATAATAACGAAGTCAATATTGATACAAAATCAAATGACGTAGATATTGAAATAGAGGATGACACTCCTCCTGAAGATAGAAATAAAGAGCCTTTACCTAAAGAAGTTGTTGAAGAGATTGAAAAAGATACTCTTGATGACTATTCTGATAGAGTTAAAACTCGTCTATCTCAAATGAAAAAAGGTTGGCATGACGAAAGACGTGCTAAAGAAGCAGCAGAACGAGAAAAAGAAGAAGCGATTAAGTTTGCTCAGCAAATTGCTGAAGAAAATAAAAAACTTAAAACAACTTTAAGTTCTGGTGAAGAAGAGTATATAAAAGCGCTCAAATCTTCTTTAGAAAATCAGCTAGATATAGCCAAGCGTGATTATCGTGAAGCTTATAATGCGGGCGAAACAGATAGAATTATTGAAGCTCAGGCTAAGATGAATGATGCTCAAATGCGTTTATCTCAGACTGAAAACTATGAGCGTCGTTTTAATAAGCCTTTACAGGACGACAGAAACGATGTATATATATCACAAAACAGCCCATCAGTACCAAAACCTGATTCTAAAGCCGTAGCTTGGCAAGAAAAGAACGATTGGTTTGGTAAAGATGAGGAAATGACCAGCTTAGCGCTAGGTCTTCATGAAAAATTAGTTAGAAGTGGGGTAAGTCCTACATCTGACGATTATTACCGTCGTATTGATAGTACGATGCAAAAACGATTCCCAGAATACTTTGGGGATGCAACGCTAGACGAGGAAAAACCCGCCGAGCGCACAAAACCTTCAAATGTAGTTGCTCCGGCCACGCGTTCTACCGCGCCTAAAAAAGTCAAATTGACTAAAACACAAGTAGCGTTAGCCAAAAAATTTGGTCTAACACCGGAACAATATGCAAGAGAAACTTTAAAATTGGAGAATAGAAATGGATAATAGAAAAGATCGTGAATTAGAAGTAAGAGATGAATTTACTCGTGGAGAAAGTTGGAAACCCGCCTCACTCCTACCTGAATTTAAAAAGGTACCAGGCTGGGCATATAGATGGATTCGTACAAGCTTATTAAACGATGCTGATAATCTAAACGTATCCTCCAAAATGCGTGAAGGATGGGAACCCGTTAAAATAGCGGACCACCCTGAAATGAAAATAATGGTTGACCAAAATTCTCGTTTTAAAGACGGAATTGAAATTGGCGGCTTATTATTATGCAAGATCCCAGAAGAGTTTGTTGCACAACGTAAGGCTTACTATGAAAATAAATCAAAACAGCAAGCCGATGCAGTTGACAACAGCTTTATGAAACAGAATGATCCTCGTATGCCTCTCTTTGCAGAGTCAAAATCTACGACTTCATTCGGTAAAGGTAAATA